TAATTGCGTTATTTTCAATTATTGGTTTTAATATATATTCAATAAAAAATAGTATGTCTGCTGTAAATGTTTACATCTTAAATCTTTCAGTATTATTTTCAATTTCAGTAATGTTTTTTTATATTGAAATAATATCGAGTAACAAAGGAAGAGAAAAATTGATGATATATTCAGTTGTTTTTACAGGGTTAATTCTTTTTGCTTCAATATATTTATTAATCGAAAAGGGTTTGTTAATAATAGCATAGGGGTGGGTCAAATCTCTCTGAGAGTGATCCAAAAGACCATGCAAATAGTCAAGATTTTGTATGCGCAGGTTTTAAGATGGGGGTAAGTGAAACTAGGAAGGTGATGTTTTGAAAAAAGAAAGAAATGATGATGAAATTATTGTTGAAATGAAAAGATTATCTGAATTATTAGAATGTTATTCTGATAAGAGTTGGATAGAAAAGACTGTTTTTTGGTTTAGGAATAATTGGTCTAAATTATCAGCCTATATTATTTCGACTGGTATAATAGTTTTATTTGGATCTAGTTTAATAATGAAGGATGCTATTGAAATACAGACTATGAATAGCTGGGTTGGAATTATATTAGGTTTAGTTGCAACGTTTATGAGTATTATTGGCATGTATCTGAGTTTTTATAATTTAGACAAGAGTAACAAATTAAATATAGACAATATGATTTTACTTAATAGAATGGAACGCCGATACAATGACAATATTGAATTAATGCAAGAAACAAAAAAGTTATTTACTGAAAATAGAGATTACATAGATGAATTAGAAAGTTCGGTTCAAGAATTAAGTTTATACCAAACTAAGATTATAAAAGCTATAAGAGATGTTCCAAGTGAGGTTGGAAGAGTAGTTGATGTATTACAAAAGGATTTTTCTGCTAAAACTACAAATGATTTTAAAGCTGAAAATGTAATAGGAAATGATGAATGTGAAGATGGTGAAGAAGATGAATAAAAAAGAAAAAATGTTAATGGATTTAAGATTAGGTCTTGTTGTATGTGAAAAATTTGATCCAACTGAAAGAACAATGCATAGGATAATTAGGGAATTAGAATATGATGATAGAATGAGCTTTGATGTTCTAATAAACGGTAGATTTTGTACTATAAATCAAAGCTATGAGTGTAAAGTGAAACTTTTTTATCATGAAAGTGAAAACAAAAAAATGGGGATTAAGTTAAATAAATTTCAATTGCCATATGATGAAGATATATCTGAAGGAAATGGTTTAATCATAAAAGATATGGGAGGTATTTATAATACAAAATTTGATCAGTTAATTAAAGTTTTATCATTTAAGAATATACCTTGTCCTGGGAAGGGTGCTTATGAAATTGCATTACTCGCAAAACCGCTTGATGGAGAATCAAAATTTAAAAAAATCAATTCATATTATTTTGTTGTTACTTAGAAGCCTTCGGGCTTCTCTTTTTCATTGGAGGTGAAATCATGGGAAAACGAGGACCAGCACCAAAACCAACCAACTTGAAAGTACTCGCTGGCAATCCTGGTAAGCGCGAACTCAATATGAATGAGCCTAAGCCTGAGGTTGAAATAGAAATTCCTAGTCCACCTTCATTTTTAGGAACTTATGCTAAGAAGGAATGGAAAAGGATAGCACCAGTGCTTCATGAAGTTGGCTTATTAACCAAGGCAGATTATGCAGTACTTGCTGGATACTGTCAGTGTTATGATCGTTGGATTACATCTGAGAAAATTATTCGTTCAAAGATGAAAGAGAATAAGGGAAAGCTCACCTTTGAAACTGAATCAGGTTATGTTCAACAGATACCAGAGATAGGCATATCCAATCAAGCCATGAAGGAAATGCGGAACTTTGCTAAGGAGTTTGGATTAACCCCAAGTTCCAGAACAGGTATTCATGTAGACAAGCCACTTGAAGTAGATGATCCATTAGTACAGTTTATGAAGGGTGTTAAGTGATGGACCGCTGTACTAAGTATGCCAAGGAAGTTGTTGCTGGTAATATAGTTGCTGGTGACTTAGTAATAAAAGCATGTAAGAGACATTTGAATGATTTAAAAAGGTCTAAAACTAAAAAGTTTAGATACAAATTTGATACTGAATTAGCTGATCGGGCAATTCAGTTTTTTAGTTTTTTGAAACATTCAAAGGGTAAATGGGCAGGTGAGCCAGTAGAACTGGAATTGTGGCAGTGTTTTACACAAGGTTCTGTATATGGATGGGTACATAAGGATACTGGTCTTAGAAAATATAGAACTGCATATGAGGAAGTCGCTCGTAAGAATGGTAAGTCAACTAAACTTGCTGGCGTTGGTTTATATGGTCTTATTGGTGATGGTGAGCAAGGTGCTGAAGTATATTCTGCAGCAACTAAAAAAGACCAGGCTAAAATAATCTTTGAAGAAGCCAAGAACATGGTTCTTAAGTCCTCATCTTTACGTAAGGTGATTGAGCCTTTAGCCAATAACTTAAATGTGGCCATGACTAATTCAAAGTTTGAACCCTTAGCTGCAGACTCAAAATCACTTGATGGTCTTAATGTTAGTTTAGGACTCATTGATGAGCTTCATGCACATAAGACGCGTGAGGTTTATGATGTTATTGAGACTGCGACAGGTGCAAGGAGCCAACCGCTTATTTACATTATTACGACTGCTGGTTTCAATCGTAATGGTATTTGTTATGAGTTATATGAATATGCAGTTCAAGTCCTTAACGGTACCATCGAAGATGAAGCTTTCTTTGCTTATATTGCACAGATAGATGCAGATGATGATTGGCGTGATCCTTCATGTTGGATTAAAGCAAATCCTAATCTAGGTGTATCAGTAAATATTGAAGACTTAGAAATCAAAGTTAAGAAAGCAATGGAAATACCAGCTGCACAAAATAACTTCTTATGTAAGCATCTCAATGTATGGGTGAATGCTGATACAAAGTGGATGAACATGGATAAGTGGAAAGCATGTCCAGAAGAGGTACTGAGTGAGGAACAATTATCTAAGCTACCTTGTTATGTTGGGCTAGACCTTTCAGCTACTACTGATATTACATCAGCAAACTTTGAGTTTCCACTAGGTGATGGTAGGTATTATGTAGAGAGTCATTCATTCTTGCCGGAGGATGCTATTGAAGAAAAAGAAAGGCGCGACAATGTGCCTTATAGTACATGGGCAAGGATGGGATTATTAACCTTAACACCTGGTGAAGTAGTTGACTATGAATGGATTAAGTCATTGATCTACGAGAAAGCGACGGTTTATGATATCAAAGAGATATGTTATGACCCTTGGAATGCTACACAAATTGCAAACGACTTGGATGCAGAAGGATTTCTTACTGTTGAGATTAGACAGGGATTTAGAACGTTATCTGAACCAACCAAAGATATTGAAAAACTTATCATTGCTGGTAAGCTGATTCATAATAACAATCCGTTATTAACCTTTGCAGTTGGTAATGCAGTGGCTGTATCTGATCCAGCGGGGAATATTAAGCTAGATAAGTCGAAGACGCAGTTTAGAATTGACCCTGCTATTGCTATGGTAACAAGTCATACAAGAGCAATGTTTGGTAAAGCAACGTTAGACCTTAATGCTCATATTATGGGTGAGGGATTTTCGTTATAAGAAGGTGGAGTAAATGAAATTAAAAGTTAAGATACACGACTCATTGATAACTGCTGCGGCGGTTATTTTTATTTTTACCATGTTTAAATATATTTCTGAACTCGCAGGATTTGTGACTTTGTCATTTATCTTGTTTGCTGCGGGTTTTACTATTGCGTGGTGTAAGAGATAGGAGGATATTAAGTGTTAGAAAAACTATTTGAGAAACGCTCAGAGTCAGCAGATGCTGGGTGGCAAGAATGGTTACCTGATGTTTTAGGCGGTTCAGACACCCCTTCTGGTTTGTATGTAACAGAAGAACAATCTCTAAAACTTTCAGCTGTTTATGCAGCTGTAAATTTATTAGGTAATTCTATTGGTAAATTGCCATTTCAGATGTTTGAAAGAACTGAGAATGGGCGCCAAAGACAAAGAGATCATCCGATTGCAAAGCTTATTGAGAAGAGGCCTAATCCTTTTACAACGCCATTCAATTTTAAGAAGACGATGGAAGTTCATAGGAACCTCTGGGGTAATGCTTATGCAAATATTGAGTGTAATAGAGCAGGTATGCCTATTGCTCTTTGGATACTTAATCCAAGAGTGACTAAGCCATATTATGACTGGAAGAAACGTACTTTGTGGTATGTAACACAGTTACCAGATGGAACTTATCGCAAGATGCACTATGATGAAGTCATTCATTTGACGGGTATGGTCATTGATGGTTTTGAAGGGAAAAGTCCTATTAGAACATCAAGAGATTCTCTTGGTAATGTTATGGCTACTCAAAACTTTATTGGTTCTTTTTACAAAAATGGAACAACGACTAAAGGAATAATGAAGGTGCCACAGCAACTTGATAAACCAGCCAAAGATAAGTTAAGGGAAGAATGGGAAAAAGCCAATGGTGGATTAGACAATGCATCAAGAATTGCTATCTTAGATGCAGGTTTAGAATTTGATTCTATTAGCATGCCACTTGCGGATGCACAGTTTATTCAAACTTTAAAAGGCGGTCTAGCCGATATTGCACGTATATTTAATGTGCCCTTACACAAATTGCAAGAATTAGACCGAGCTACGTTTAATAATATTGAGCATCTTAATTTGGAATATCACATGGATACGATGGAGCCTATATTAGTAAGTTGGGAACAGGAAATTGAATATAAGCTCTTCTTAGAAGAGGATGCAAAGAAATACTATCTCAAGTTCAATGTTAACTCATTGCTTAGGACAGATATTAAATCACGTGCTGAGTACCATAGAATTATGGCTAACATTGGTGCTGAATCAATTAATGAAATTAGAGATTTAG